TGTTACAGATATGAAACCAACCTTAGTTGAGTCAATACTTGGATATGTAATCTTAGCATTGTTAGTTGCTGTATCACTCTCAATAGTGTCTAAATTTACTGCTTGTGTAACCGATATAAATCCAACCTTAGTTGAATCTACACTTGGATATGTTATCTTCGAATTGTTCGTTGTAATATCTGATGCTTGTGCTGGTGTTATTCCTACTTTCGCTGTGTTTAAATTAACAGCTGAAGTTAAATCTGTATTTTGAACATTACCTAATCCTACTTGTGTTTTAGTAACCGAATGAGGATTTGTTGTATTTGTTAAATGATTAAGAAGATTAGTTCCGTTTGTTGTTATCCAAGTAACAGCGTTATCATAAGCAGTTTTTAATATATCTGTTAAATCGTTTTTAGTTAAAGAATATCCTGCTACTTTATCGACTTTTCCACTTAAATCTTGGTCGCCTGTATTCGTTCCACTTGTATTTAATAATCTAGTTGAACTTGTACTATCAAATGAAATTTTAGCATTATTTGTCGTAGTATCACTTTCAACTGTATCTAAATTAACAGCCTGTGTTACCGTTATGAAATCAGTTACAGCCTTACTAGCATCAGCATTGTTTTTATTAACAATAATCTGATTTGCTTGATCCGTAGTTATTCCAGTAGTTACTACCTCAACAGTTATATCCTGGATTGTCTCATCTACTATTACTGTTATATCATCCATTTGTTACATCTTGAGTTGTGGTTAATGTTCCCTGTATATATGTTCTAACAACCCCACTTAAAAAGGTTATCTCTATATCATAGTAATAAGTAGCTGCTGCCCAATCAATAATAAAGCTATCTATCTGAAAAATACCATTTACAGCATCAGAAACAGTTATACCTGCTCCATCAGTTACCTCTTTTACAATTCTACCTGTCTTAGATAGGTGTCTGAATTGTGATTTTATGGCTGCTCCAGTCAAATCAATAGGGACGCTTCCTGTACCTAAAAGAGTGAACTGCACACCATCATAGGTATCTCCCTTATATTGGTTATCTAATATTACTGTTGCCGCATTACTCATGATCTAATCTATTAATATTGTGTTAATGTAATTCTTTAAACAAAATGCACTTGTAGATGATCCACCATCTGCTAATACTCTTGCCACATACGCATCGTAAATAAAGTCTATTTGAATTACTGGTATTCCATATCCAGTTAATTCAGCAGAAAAGGAAACATTTGTATCTATTTCGTTTTCATCGTTTAAACTAACAATGTAACCACTTCCATAGTCATCTTCATTTATTCGCCAATTTATTAAAGTTCTATCTCTTTTTATATTCTTTAAATCGTAGTATGTTTGTTGTGTACTACTTAAATTTTCTAAAACTAAACCATCAAAAGAAATACTATAACTTTGATTTGTTGGAACTTCTGTACTCCATCCACCATTATCTCTTGTAGTTGTGTTTAACGTTTCACTTTCTTCACTAAAAGAATGACTTGTTAAACATCCAACAGGTTGGTAGCCATCACCACTATCTATATATAAAATTTTATACGTACTATCTATAAACATAAATACAAATTTAACAAAAATTAATTTAACCCTTTATGGTTGGTTTTACTGTGTTTCCGTAGTCATAAGTTACCTCATAAGACAAATCTGTTAAGGTAGTATTAAACACTTCTCTTAACTTTATATTTGTTATATTTCGTTTGCTATCATAATCTAAAGATAATGGCGTAAACAACCCTGTAATGTTATTTATTGTGATAATAGATAACGGCTCTATAATTCCATAAACATCACCAGTAAATTCTCTTGCTGTGTTTTGACTTAACATCATTGTTTCTTCACCCATTAATTCTAAAATCGGCTTTGCTTCTGTAACACCTTTTCTAAACCAAGTTTCAGTTGGTGTTGTAGCATCAGCTTTGTAAATAGTACCGTAATAAATATCAGATGGATTATCACCTACATTTACTTTCTTTGTATCTTTTACATTATTTGATGGATTATCTTCTCTTTGGAATGTATGAAATTCACCCTTTAAATTAGCTTCATTACCAACTTGTTGTGCCGTTAATGATATCTCTTGTACGTGTATCTTTGATGAACTTGTTGCAGATACATCTTTTGTTGATGTATGTATTTCAAATGTAACATCACCAGCTATTGGTAAAGCAGTTAAACTAAAAGAAATAGTAGAAATAGAATCTAAAATACCAATGTTTTCTGTAAGCATTACATCAAAGGTTGCCCAATCTGTAATGTTCCAATAATAAGTAGATACTCCATCAGTTAGAATTATCTTATAATTAACAATACCTGGATCTGGTGAAGCACCAGCTTTATCATTTTCAGTTACTTTGTACTTATAAGTATAAGAAATTAAATCACCAGCCGATAAACTAATTACATCAGAAGTCATATTTTTAACTTCAGAACCATCTGCAATAGTTAATATATCAACTCCATAATCAGAAGCGTTTAATGTTAAGTTTGTATAACTGTTTATAGTCCAATCTGCAATGGTTCCACTTACATTTTCTAATAATATATTTGCTAATAAAGATTGTACAACACCATACTTATAACTTATACGATATGCACCAATACTCTTTTTATATGATATTACTTGATTTGCGTTTGCGTGATGTGGATAGTAGCTATCTATTTGGCTTCCTAAATCAAAGCCAAAATCTTCAGTTGTTGTTGTTGGTGATAATGCAACACCAAGATAATCATACCTAAAAAAAGTTGGTGTGTCATCTGCATATAATTGATTTAGTTTATAAATCCACCACTCACCATTCCAAGATACTATTTGTGCATTATAAGGTTCTAATATATCACGCAGAACTTCTTCACAAGACATAATAGTTTCTTCATCGTCTTTTATAAACCTATCAACATTGTAATTAACATTATCTAAAACATCTAAAGAAGTAGATAAACCAGTATAATAAATATCAATATTTGTATTTATGTTTTGGTCTAACCCTATTCTATTTAAGCAATTAGATATAATTTCTAATTGTGTTTGTTTACCAGAAAATTGTAAACCATCTGAATCCACATAAGATAAATCTGTTAAATAGCTTAAACCATCTGTAACATCTAAATCAATGATCCATTTATCAGCAACAAAATCTTCATAAATACCATCAGTAATTAACCAACCTATAAAAAATGTTGCACCATCTCTTGTATATGTAACCTTCCAATATTTATCTGGTTTATTTGTTAAATCACTAAATGTCCTTGTTGTCGATGCTTCTAAACTTAAAGTTAAACCAGAACCTCTTATACTTTCATCAACATCATCAACCTCTGATAAATTATAAGTAACATATCCATTAATAGTTATAGGTATTGAATCTGTTGTGTACTCGGCTATACTACACGTATGTCTTACACCTTCTAAGTCAAAATACTCTATTTCATATATATTATACCAACTAAACATACTTATTATTCATTTTTTATTTGTAAATTTGCTTTATGAGAAAACTAATATACATATTATTTATTATTTTAATTATCGGTTGTTCTGGTAATGAAACGTTAAAAAATACAGAACCATATAAATGTGAAAGACATTGTGTTCTTAATTCTGTTAGAGTTACCATAACTGGTGAACATTTAGTATTTGATACTAAAAATGTCATAATAGATTGTGATAAAGATACTTCTATTTTTAACATTAAAAGAAACAATGATGGTCGCATATTACATTATCAAGTTTATAGATGTAATTAAGTTGTAATACCTAAAGTACCACCTAAATTTCTATTCCTTTGTAGTGTGTTACTCAACACGCCTACTAATTTTTGACCAGCAATCTCAAATACAACAGTTCCTCCTCCACTACCATTAGAAAATCCACCTCTTGAAGTTGGTGCAGAATAACCACTACCAGCACTCGAAGCTGATGAAGCACCACTACTACCAGATGAACCAGAACTGGCTAATGAGCCAAATGCTGCACTTGCTGCTTTTAAAGCTATACCAACTGCAATAGCTGATGCACCAGCTGCAATAGCAAAAGGTCCACCAATAGCAATAGCAATATCTAATTTACCTTTTAAAACTGCTAAAGTACCATACTTTATAAGTAAATCACCCATTTGCCCTAAAAAATTAGATAAGCCTTGAAGTATTGTATTACCTACTGCTGATAATATATTACCACCAGTTGCTAATGCTTCACCAAAAGAAGTGCCTATTTGGCCTAATGTACTGGCTAAAGATCCGTTTACTATTCCATTAACGGATTGATTAAAGGCTAATAAATTAGCTTCAATTCTTGCTTGTTCTGCTAATTGTTGCTCTGCATCGTATGCTTTTTGCCAATCTATTCCACGCCCTTGTAATTGAGCATTTGTATTATCTATTGATTCTTTTATTTTATTACCAAATATATCAAACTCTTGGATGATAGGCATAAACGTTTCAGATACTAATGCTTTTGCTGGTGATTCACCTTTACCACCAAACATTTTATCAAAATCAAAATCAGAAGATAATAATTTTGTAATACTACTATTTACTTTTACTATTTCTTCATCTAATTTACCTAATTCCTTTTTTTGATTTTTAGTAGCAACAGCAGAAGCATCCATTGCAGATTTTGAAATATTACCAAAGTTTCTTACACCTATCCATAATGTTTTCATTATAGATACTTGTTCAGATGCTTTTTTGTTTTCTATTTCAAACCTCTTAGAATATAAATCACTTAATCTTGACTGCGCACCTTTTACTTTTGCTTGTTGTATTAATGATTTTGTAAGTAAGTCTACACTTTCTTTTGTTTTAGATGTGTTTATACCCTCTAATGTAATATTACTTAAATACTTTGGGTATAACTCTTGTAGTTTATTAACTGCTAATTCTCTTTTTCTTTTACTTTCGTTTTCATTCTTTGCAATAGATAGCAATGTTTTAACACTACTTATTTCTTGCATCGTTCCACCAATTAAATCTTTTTGTGCATCTACTAATTCATTTGTTGCTTTTGCTGCTCCTTGTTGACTTTTTTCATACATAAGCCAAGCAGATGTAGCTAAAGATATCAGTAATGTAATACCATTAAAACCTTTAGCACTTTTAATCATTGCTTTTAAAGCACCAGTTGCACTACCTGTTTTTGTCTTTAAATATCCAAATTGTTCTGTTAAGTTGGTAATGTTATTTGATACACCCATTATTCCAAATGGTGCATCTTGAATACCTCTACTAAATGCAACCATAGCAGAACTACCATCAGCAGTTTTCTTTCTTAAAGAACTCATTTGATTACCTAATGCCTTACCTGCTTTAGATGTTTTGTTTAGTCCATTAACTGTTTTACCAGTTTTAGATGAAAATCCATTAAGTGCTTTTTCAGCATCTTTTAAACCTTTTTCTAAACCTTTAGTGTCTGCACCAATACCAACTTTAAGCTGCTCCATTCTTTTTATCTTTATATAATTTAACAGCCTTTATAAACGCTTCTCTTTGTTCATCGCTTACTTTTGACTTATTTGAATTACCCTCTACATTCATAAAACTATCTATACTTACTGGTTTCTTCTTTGGGTTTTGCCAATTAGATACATAAGTTTGATAAGCTATTGTTCTAACCTTATACCATTCTTTTTTATCTAATCGCTGATAAGCAAATAATCTTATACAAAATTCCGACCAAGTCATATCATATACATACGTCAAGGTCGGACATTTTAACTCTCCGATTGCTACCGATATAACATCAATTTGCCAATCTAATTTTATTTTTTTTTTGTATTAGATTCTTTTTGCTTTGGTACGTCTTTAGTTAAAGATTCTGTAAAAGCATTTAAAAACTTTTCTACATTACCATTCGCAAAACTACCATCAGCATCTAAACTATCTACAAAAGCATCATAATCTTTTACATCTGCTTTGCCATCTCTAAGCATTGCATATTCCATTGAGAAATACATCAATTTTGGTGCATACATAAAAGGATTAGATGATAGTTTTTCTCCTATCTCATCAATACCTATTTTTAGTTCTTCAAGTGCTTTACCTAAAAAACCCAAACCAAAACGAAAGTCTAACTTTTCGTTATTTACTGTTAGTGTTAATTTATTCATTTATTGTTGTTAATTGTTATTAATTTGGATCTACTGTTAAGATTAAACCAGAACCCTCTAAACTTCCAGAAAAAGTAGATAATTCATCACCAGCTGGTGCATCTAAACTTAAATCAGCTAATACTGCGCTTCCATAATAAGCACCAGCACCTTGACCATTATCTAACTTCCAATCTTGTAAAGTTCCAGTAATAGTATTGATGTATGCAAATAATTCTGCGTGTGATTGTAAACCAGATTCGGTAACGATATATTCACCCTCGAAAGAGATATTATAACTTACACTTCCAGCAGTTTTAGTAATTACTCCAGGATTACATTTAGTTTGTGATTCGATTACGCTTCTCGTTTGTGCTAAACTATTAGAAGTTAAACAAGCGATTGGCTCGTAGGCTGTTGCTCCATCCCAAATGTAAAGGATTAGGTCTTCACCCATTATTTTTGTAGACATTCTATTTTTGTTTTATTATTAATAAGTACAAATATAATAAATTTTATTTATACACTTTTTTGTTACTATAAATTTAATTTATATAAAATTCAATACGTAAAAACTTTCTAAATACATTTTCTGTTTTCGTTAAACTAACAATATCATTTGGAAACGATTGCGTTTGCCAAACGATTGTTAAATTACTTGCAACATCTAATGATAAGTTATTAGTTTGGTTTTTAACTTCCTCTAATATATTATCTGCTAAAAGTCGGCTTCCTGTGTTACCTGGACTGTTGTATTTAGTAAATATATCTATTAACACCGAACTTTTCCAAGCGTATTCGCATTTGTTTGCTTTAACTACTTGGTTTGTTTGTGTTGTCATCAATGTATAATAATTAGGTATTGAATTACCTGTAACCCTATAATCATAACATTTTATAGTGTTACCATCTACAACAATATTATTAATAGCGTTGTAAATGGCTTTTCTTATGTACTGGTCTGGAAGTGTTTTAATCATTCTTTATTTCTTTACCACTAAATCTTAAATCTACACTTGTATTATTAGTCTCTGTTTCTGCTGTAAAATACAATACCGAACTCTCTGTAACTGGAAATGTCTCCGTAGCATTAATATAAACAGTATTTTCTCTTTGTGTGTCTATTTTAGTTTTAAATATTTGTATGTTTGCGTTTGCAACTGGACTCCAAACCCAACCCCTTACAGTAACAGTTGGATGACTACCTCCACCACTAGGTTTAACTATATTAATGTATAAACCTGAAGTAGCAAATGTGTAACCAGATTGAACATAGAATATAGCTTGTTGCGTTACTGTTTCACCAGCTGGTATTTCAGCTATCATAATACCAGATGTTGTTTGTGAACCATCAATAGTACCAACATTCGCTTTGTTTGTACCACATAAAAAAGGTGCAACTCTATTAATACCAAAGTAAGTATTTACAGTTGTTACTGGTGTTAATCCATTTAATGTTAATACTTCTATAATACTTTCTCTATTTTCATCTATTCCGTAAATAACAATAGAGTTTAAACCTGTGCCACCACTTGTATCATTTGCACTTGTAGAAACAAAGTCAACTGTTTCAGCCGTTGTTGGTGGTTGCCAAACTCCACCCCAAGATGCAATAATTTCTTCACCACCTGTATCTACATCATCATTGTAACCCCACTTATTCCAAGTTTCAGCGTTTAACACATTGCCAAGTGCTACTTCAGTTGTAAAATCGGTGATCTTTGTGTTGTTTTTTAAATTCATTTTTTATGTTTATTAATTATATTTTTTTGTTAAATCACTTAGTAGGTCGATTAAATCTTCTAAATATTGCACTCTACCTTTTACAAATGCTGGATATAAAAATGGTCGTGGCATTATATTAACTTGTTTTACGCCTTTACCTTTAAATTTTATAGCAATATCTTTCATT